GTAAAAGATTCGACGCTCAGGTGCGCGTGAGATACGATAGATAACTAGCGAATCTTCTAACGAACGCAATTGATTAAGCGGCCGAATAGCTTTTTGCAAATGCGAAAGAATCAGTTTATTGTCTAGGCTTTGATAACCTGATGTACAATATACAACTGCATCTCGAGCAATCTTCACACCTTCAGCTGACGCTGAACCTGAAGAGCCATAGCTATTCATTGTAGATCCAGTCAATGAACCTGTACGCTTCAAGAAACCCGAAGGCGAGTACATATAATATTCATTGATTACCTTCTCAATAGTAACGCCAGTTTTCTTATCTTTTTCTTTCTTAACTTCTCGTACTTTCTTGATATTACGAGGATCTACATATCGTACTTCGAGAATACCTTTAGCAGGTTTGTTCTCATCAACAAGAACGTGGTAATATAGACGACCATCTACATACCAACGTCGAAATAATTCGTAGCTTAGACGATTGAATTCAAGTAATTGAAGAACGTTATCAAATTCTTCTTGTATAGTTTTCTTGATTCTGTCTGGTTGTTCTACATCATCTAGTACAATGGAGACGGTATCTTCATCGCTGTCTTCAACGATTGCTTCGTTACAAATCTCTTGAATAGCCATGTCAATAGTGGGATCGAACGAGATTGCTCGATACTTATTGACTAGTTCTGCTTCGGTTCGGACTGAACCATCGAGGTCAACGTAGGTGCCATAGACACCACCTGCGGCAACGGTTAACGCGCCGTCTTCGTTAGAAGGGGGAACGAAGGAGATCCGCTTTTCAGCTTCTTTCTGCTCCTTCTTCCTGTTTATTTCAAATCCAAAAAGGTCCATTCATTATCTCCGATGAAATAAAGGGGATATAGTTATTTATATCCCCTCTATTGATTAGTCAAGGCGGACCGGATTAGGAACCGGGGTTGAAGTAATCGAATGCCCAAGTAACGGTATAAGTACCGATAGTATCAGTCGTGTTCCAATCCAATTCAATAGTACCAACATCTGAAGGCCAGCAACCTACGAGATTATACTCACGAAGTTTAGAGCCAGTCTTACCATAAAGCTTGATAGTAGCATCTTCTTTATAGTCTTCAGGTGAACCGTAAGATCGGATGTTAGAAGGACCATCATTTACCTTACGCGCCCACTCTTCGAGTACTGCACGCTGGCTGAAGTCTTCTTCGATCATTACAGTCGTAGTCCATTCTGCGAACGTTCGATCACCAGCAATCTTCACTTTACGACCAAAGTAAGGAACTTCAATAATACCAGTCGTGAATGAAGGAACTTGCGATGACATACACAGCAGATTAAACTCTTCACCCAAAGTCGTGACTTGTACTTCAAACAGGGCGGGACGATACCCACCCTGACTGAGAGCCGCTGACTTGAAGTTCTGTACGCTAAATGCCATTAGTTATTCTCCTGTTTTTTTCTTATTTATCTTATTTATCAGAATTGTCCAATAACTTCGGAGAATTCTACGCCAGTGCGTACAGCGACGAAGTTGAGCTGGATAAAGTTGATGCTTCGAGCTGGTTTGATGTAGATATCACCAATAAACTCGTTACGATCGATAACTTCACCAGTGTTGTTCGTCTCATCACATATAACCGTAAAGTCAGTAATACCGCGGCGACCCTGCACATCTCGTAGATAAGGCGTCACGAGATTGACAAAGCTTGCTCGTGTGAATTCATCGTTGAATTCGAAGAGAGTAAACTTAGCAGCAGTAGCAATCGCTTTCTCAAGAACAATAAAGAGGCGACGTACGTTGATGCGATCGAACGCTGAAGGCTTAGCAAGTAGCGTCTTATCACCGAACATTACGATACCTTGTCCAGGGAAGTTAACGATTGGGTTGACACCGTTCTTATAAAGAATATCACGTTCTGCTTTCTTAGGGTTCCAAGCGAGCTTTACAACATTCTTTAAGTTGCCGCGGTTGAAACCAGCAGGTGACCACCAAGGATCGCGAGAGTCATCAGTATATGCACAAAGACCAGCGATGTCACCGTTGATGGGAATCCATCGGTAAACATCATTGTACTTATCATACATATACTTGTATCCACTATCCAATACAGCATATGAAGATGAACGTAGTTGATTACGGAAATCTACAACATCTTCAGTAATATCAGAAGTGTTGTTGACTACATCATCTTTATCAGGAGAGCAGAACACTACACAATCCTTGCGGCGCTCAGCAATATTATCGATAAGATAATTAGCCAACTGATAACCTACAACTGTTCGACCATTTGATATATTTGAACCACCGAATGATTTTCCAGCCAAGACCAAAGAAATGTCATAATCTTCAGCTGACTTAAAGAGATCATACGCTCTTAGAATATCTCCAAGGTGTTCAGTAGATCCTTCGGCTCCGATATCTCTACCAAAACCAAATGACATCGACAATGGTACAGTAGCACTAGATGAAGTAACATTAAGTGCGGTATTAGATACAGCCGTCGTACTATCGTTTGCAAACCAAATCCAATTTGAAGCTTGATTCAAAACTTCTTTATAGTAGATAGCACCGCCGTCACTGTCTTTTGCGTCAGTAGCTCGTGATAGACCTTGCCATACTTCCATGATGGTTCCAGGAATGCCTGAAATATCGCCATCTTCGTCGATGACTACAACATGCATTTCATCATTTGCGGCTGTGTTACCATTTGCCGCTACATAGCCCGATTGACCAGGTGCTCCGTCTACTAAACCAAAATAACCCCAATATCTGTTAATTTGACCGCCTACACCAGAGATTGAAATATTCTCTGTAGTAACAAGAGGTTCACCAAAATTGATAGTATGACTATTAGCTGTAACAGTTGGCAATGCAGTGATTTCGAGATATTGAATACCAATCTCACTATTACCAACTTTAATTAAATCGCCGACTTGAAGATCATTAACAACATCACTAACTTCTGATGAAGTAGAACCTGAAATTGTACCAGTATTTGCTCCTACATTGATTACGAGTGAATCATCAGCTACAAGATCAATATAGCTTTCAAAGGCTGTAGCGCTATCACATACTGACACTTTAAGAGAATTACCTAAAGCTCCAGGATATTTTGCTACAAATCGAACATTATCGTCGAATGCACCTCGAACTGTTTCGCTATAGTGATCTTCATTTTTTACGATGTGCTGTGAAAGCAATGCGTCTGAATCGAGAGCTGCAGAGTTTGCAATCGCATTAAATGACCATTCGGCATCATGAATTTCAAAATCATACAATCCTTCGGTACCAGTAAATGCGCTATTGATACTGATTCGAGTAGTAGTGTTACGAGTAAATGTAACTAAACCATTACCGCGGTCTGCAAAGTTTACAATTGCGCTACCTGATTCAGACGTTGCAATTGCAAAAGTATTTGCTGAACTATTTACAGATCGAATATATACTGTGTCTCCGTCATTAATACCTGATGGCAGATCTGATCCTGTTACTACTACAGCTTCTCCATTTTTAAGAGGGAAAGCTCCATCCCATGTAAAAATACCAGTAGTATCATTTAGATCTGTATTTGCATCAGCAACCGTAGCCGTAAGTTCAGCAGTATTAACAGCAGTTACTCTTGCATTTGAAGGAACACCAGAGATAATAGCTGGTACAATATCTCCTACTTCTATACCAGTAGTAGTGTTTGCGTTGATAGCAATATAGTTATCGCCATTAGTAACATAACCACCGAAACGATCGTCATCACCAGTAGAGTGATGGGCTCGCGACACATAAAGACGATTTGAATAAGCGAGGAAACTAGCGGCAGTAAAGAAAGTCTCAGCATTGTCACTATCTGGACGTCCATATACATTTGCAAGCTCTTCTTCGCTTACAACGAGTGAAGGCTTACCTACAGGTCCCCACTTAAATACACCGCCAATGGCAGCATCAGTAGTGGCAACTGCAGGGATTACAGTGGTCAGATCGATCTCTGTAACATTAACGCCTGGGCTTAATTGAAAAGGCATATTTTTGTTCTCCCTAAATTATTTTAATTATGTAAGATCGTACTTTTATTTATAAAGATTAAAGTTTCAAAGTAACCAACTATAGTCATTACCCTTAGCGGTGACCGGTTTAGGGTCCTCGAATTCGTTCTGACCGTCATCTATCATTCCAAATGGTACCAATTCACTGAACACTTTTTCCTCATTCATTTCTTTGAGGTTGATAACCGTATTTATATCGGTGAGTTCTTTGAAAAATCTCTGATTAGAAAGCCAACCGAAGAGTACCAAACACATCATCAAATCGTCATGATTACCTGGTTCTGCTTCGTATGATGTTCCCTTCTGACTAAAAGTCGACATCTCTCTAATTGTTTCGAAATCGTTGATGATCAATTGATTCTGTTCGACTAGAAGTTTGATCATAGAACAACCAATCGACTTGACAGATTTTGTAGTACGTATACCCTTATCTGCCTTCCCATTGAATCCTGCTACACCAGATAATAGACGTTTACCTTCTCGCCCATTGTTTTCAGTGAGTAGCATATTTTCATATTCGTATTCTTCAAAAATGATACCAGCGACTTGTTCTCCGATATCATTGACTTCAACGAGTATATTAGCATCGTTAAAATACTTTGCAGCAGCGTGTACAGCAGCCGCATAATCGACAGGCGTTATCATATTATTTCGATATGCACCAACCTGTACGTATGGCATTTGTGAGATGTCGATGACCTGAAAAGCTGAGTAATCAAGGCCTTTACCTCTACTCACATCGACTACAATAACATAGTTGCCATCTGGTTTTGGATCTTCATATACTATAATACCGCCTACTTCTTTGACGGCCTCTTTATATACAAGTTGTTTCAGTTTCCAACCTGCAATCAATGTACCTGATGAACCAAGAAATTCACACTCCATTTCCTGCGCGAACTTCTCGGTATCAAAATCCATTGCAGCGAGTGTTTCATCGTACCATTTTTGATCACGACCTGGTACATCAGTCCAAAGTACTTGTACGAACTGATACCCGTTCTTGCCCGCTTTCGCTCCTTCGCACGTCTTGTAGAAGTGGTTCAGACCGTTCGGGGTTGATGTTAGTAGAATTTTGGTTGACGTACCAGAAGAAATTGTAGGAAAGACCGAAGCGAAGAATTCGTCCCAGTTCTCTACGAAGGCCGTCTCGTCGATATAAAGAAAAGATACTGATTTACCTCGAATTGCTGATGATGATGTGGCTGCCGCAATAATCTTTGATCCGT